ATCTCGAATATCCCAAGACCAGCTTGAACCAGCCTGAACTGGCGCCAACTGGCCATGACCAGCCGCGGCTTGAGACGATTAGCCCGGATGGGGCGGGATCGTATGGGCCGCTTGTGGGGGACATATGCCTGGAAGCCTTGGGCCTTGAGCTGATGCCTTGGCAGATCCATTTTCTTGACCGGGCGATGGCGTACAACGATGCGGGGGAGCTTGTGCATCGGTCGGCGCTTGGCTCTGTAGCGCGTCAAAATGGTAAGAGCATTATTTTGAAAAGCTGCATCCTATTTTGGCTGTTGGAAATGCCGAAAATCCGCGGCGAAAAACAAACCATTGTGTCGGTCGCTCACCGCCTCGACTTGGCCGTCATGGTGTTCGACGACCTGGCTGACATTCTTGAAAACAAATACGGCGCCTATGTGTCGCGGTCGTATGGTCGCAACAAAGTGACCATGCCGGACGGCACGACGTGGTGGATCAAGGCCGCCAAACACAACGCGGGCCACGGCATGAGCATCGACCTGCTAATCGTTGACGAACTGTTTGACGTTGACGCCGAAGTCGTCGAGGGCGGTCTGATGCCAGCGCAACGTGCCCGCAAAAACCCGTTCGCCCTCTTTATGTCGACTGCTGGCACAGAAGCATCGGTGCTGTTTCAACGCTGGCGTGAACATGGTCTACGCGCGATCGACAGCGGGCAACCCACCGTGAACTACATGGCCGAATGGTCGCCACCCCCGCACGTCGATCCAATGTCGCCCGCGTCGTGGACGTGGGGCAATCCCGCCATCGGCCACACGCTCACGCTGGACACGTTGCAGCAGGAAAGCGAAAACCCTGATCGCGCATCATTCCTACGCGCCAGCCTCAACCTGTGGGTCACGGTTGCCCGTGGTTGGATCGCACCTGGACGCTGGCCCGAGCTTGAGCATCGTGGCCCGATCCCGATGGGCGGCATTATCGCCATCGAAGCCAGCCTGGACGACAGCCGATATGCAGCTGTACGGGCCGTCAACTTGCCCGACGGACGCACCGTTTGCACCATCGCGTTTGTCGTCGACACAATCGGTGAACTGTATGACAAGCTGGCTGAGGTTGCCGCCGACCCGTCGGTGCGGTTTGCTATGTCGCCCAGCATTGACGCCATTTGCCCACCAAATCTTGAGCGTCGCCGCGTCATCGTCGGCTACGCCGAACTCGGCAAACTCACCCCCGTCGTACGCGACCTCATCAACCAAGGTCGCCTGCTACACACGGGCGAGACAATGCTTGCCGAACACGTGCAACGTGCCGTGGCCGTCAAAACCCAAAACACGTTAGTGCTATCATCACAACGTTCACCCGGCCCGATCGAGTTAGCTAGGTGCATGGTGTGGGCCGCGGGCATGGTCGCTCGACCAGCGCAAAGCGGTCGCCCAATGATCGTCAGCGTGTAGTGTTGCGACGTACCCGCCCCGGCCTTTCGTCGGGATCGTGTCGGCGGGCGGGTACACATAAACGCTTGACGCTTGTGGCACACTTGACGCATGGCCCTGTTCGCTAAAAAGACCGCCGCAATCAGCACCACGCCTGTTGCTGAGGTGCAGGCCGCTGTCGGCTACACGTCAAACGCGCAAGGCCCAAACATGATCGGCCAGTACTACACCTACCAAGAAGGTGAAGCCCGTAACCGTGCAATCTCGGTGCCTGCGATCAACCGTGCGCGCGACCTGATGGCGTCCGTTATCAGTTGTATGCCGCTCAAAATGTACAACGAAGTTTGGAACGAACTAGAAGAAGAAATGACCAAGGTGTATTTAGCGCCGCGGTCATGGCTACGTCGACCCGACCCAACCGTGCCGTACGGGCACATCATGGCCTGGACATTTGACGACCTGTTCTTCTACGGTCGCGCGTTTTGGTACATCACGTCACGCACCGCCGACGGCTACCCCGCATCATTCACCCGTCTGCCGACCGGGTCGATTACAACACCCGATCAGGTTGGCCCCGTGTGGTTTGCACCATCCAAACAGGTGTACTTCAACGGCGGCGAACTCGACCCAGCCAACCTCGTGCAATTCCTCAGCCCAACCCAAGGCCTCATTTACTCGGCACCAGGAGCGATTGAGACTGCGCTGAAGATTGAGGCGGCCCGCAACCGCAACGCATCCAGCTCAATCCCCGCAGGCATCCTCAAGCAAACCGATGGCGAGCCATTGTCGGCGCAAGAATTGACCGACATTGCTGCACAATTCAATGCAGCTCGAGCCACCAATCAAACTGCCGCGCTCAACCAGTATTTGAACTACGAGCCGACCACAATGACGCCTGACAAAATGTTGCTGATTGAGAGCGCCAATTACTCGGCGCTTGAAGCTGCTCGCCTTGGCAACGTTCCGCCATACCTTGTCGGCGTGTCGACCGGGTCGTATTCGTATCAGTCAGCACAACAGGCCCGCGCCGACCTTTACATTTTTGGTGTCAAGCTGTACGCCGAAGCGATCGCCGCAACCTTGTCAATGGACAACGTGCTACCACGCGGCACCTATGTTGAATTCGACGCCGACGAATACCTTGAAGAAGAATACGGCGCAGACAAAATGGATGAACCATCAGAAGTCAACATTCAAGAAAACACGCAAGAGAGGATCGCAAACCGATGATCAAATTTCATGCCACCGATATCAGCATCATTGCTGGTAAGGGTGCAGGCCGACGCGAAATTAGCGGAGTCGCCGTACCGTACAACGTCAAAGCAACCGTCGCATCCGGGCAAGACGTCATCATCAAGCCAGGCGCATTACCCGTCGAAGGCAAAGCACCGCGCCTGTTCATGTACCACGACAGCACAATGCCCGTCGGTGTCGTCACCGAGCGCGTCGACAGCCCCGAAGGAATGCTGTTTACCGCCAAGATCTCAGCATCAAGCCAGGGTCAGGACGCCATGATCATGCTGTCCGAAGGCGTCATTGACCAGGTATCCATTGGCGTCACCCCCACCGACTTCAGCTATGACGACGACGGCACCATGATCGTCAAAGCCGCCGACTGGGTAGAGCTGTCGCTCGTACCCGTCGGAGCATTCGGTGACGCAGCTGCCATCACCGAAGTAGCCGCAAGTATCCACCAACCAACCGAAGAAATCGGCAATACTGAACAAGAGACCCCACAAGAGGAGACACCAGCAATGGAAAACGCACCAGTCGTCGAGGCCGCCGCAGTCGAGGCCACGATCCCAACCGCACCAATCCCGGCACAGCCAAAGCGCAACTTTGGTATGCCAACCGCAGGCGAATACATGGCCGCGTACCACATTGGTGGCGACACGTTCCGCAAAGTCAACGAAGCATTCGTTGAAGCCGCCAAGTCGCGTCAGACCGCGTTGCAGGCAGCCGCAGGTGACACCCTCACCACCGACACCCCAGGTCTTTTGCCCGTCCCAGTTCTCGGCCCGGTCTTTCAGGATCTGAACTACATCCGCCCAGTCGTCGCAGCTGTCGGCGCTCGCGCCATGCCAGACGGTGGCAACAGCAAGACGTTCATCCGCCCGACGTGGACAACGCACCCGTCAGTCGCCGCACAGTCGCCTGAACTCAACCCAGTTTCGGCCACCACCCCGGTCATCGCATCCAACGTCGTCACCAAGACCACGCTCGCAGGTCAGGTCACGCTGTCGGTGCAAGACATCGACTTCACCAGCCCAGCCGCAATGGAAATCATTCTCCGCGACCTCGCAGGCCAGTACCTGCTCAAGTCCGATGACATTGCAGCAGACGCAATCAGCAACGGCGCATCAGCATCAGGCGGAACGTGGACGGTTACTGCAAACGACCCGTCAACCCTGATCGCATCGCTGTACGACGCAGCCACCGACATCCTCAACGCCACGAACTTCCTGCCCGACCACCTGTTCGTGTCGCCAGACGTATGGCAAAAGCTCGGCAGCCAGCTCGACGCCGACAAGCGTCCAATCTTCCCGTACGCAGGCGCAGCAGGCCTCATGGGCGTCAACGGACTTGGCACCGCAAACATCACGGTCGCCAACACGTTCAACCCGTTTGGCCTCAACCTCGTCGCAGACCGCAACTTCGCATCGGGCACCCTCTACGTTGCCCGCGGCGCAGCCATCGAGTTCTACGAGCAGGTACGCGGCCTTATGTCGGTCGAAGTGCCCGGCACGCTCGGTCGCACGTTCTCGTACTACGGGTACGTTGCAACCTTCATCGCAGACGCCGATCAGGTCAAGTACATCGTCGTCAACTGAACCGGGTAGGAGGCCTACACCATGGCCAATTACACGGTCACCCATAAGTACCTGCTGGATGATTACGCCGTCCTGCAACTACTCACACCCTCAGAAGTAGTTGTAGGCGGCGCAATCACCGTCACAGGCGTCGACGCAACGTTCAACGGTTCATACACCGTTTACGCGCTCCCGCAATACCTGTACCTCGGCACCGACACCGAAGGCGACCTGATGTACGACTATCAGGTACCGATCCAAAACCAGGTGCTGTACGCCAAAACCGCTAGCAACGTCAATCGTGTCGCATCCACCGGGACGCTCGCCTACACGCCCGTTTGTACTTGGATCACCGCAACCAACATTGAAGACTGGTTGGGTATTGGCACGGCGACCGCTGGTGACGCAGCGTTTTTGACGCAATGCGCCGCAGCCGCCAACCAGTTCTGCTACCGACGCCGCCAAGAAGCCGGATACATCGACAGCGTCAGCACCAGCCCATCAAGCGACGTCACCCTAGGCACGATCATGTACGGCGGTGCCCTGTACCGTCAGCGCGGATCAATGGATCAATTTGCATCGTTTGACGGCATGGCAACCGCCCCAGTCGTCGGCCTATCGGGCATGGTAAAGCAGCTGTTGGGGATTGACCGCCCACAGGTGGCCTAATGCCCGTACCTGCCTACACCGACCTGTTCAACGAGGCCATCGACGACTTGACCGCAACCCTGCAAACCATTACAGGGCTACAAGTCGTCAACGATCCCCGAAACATCGTCCCGCCATGCGCGTTCATTGACGCACCGTCATGGGAGAGCTGGAACTACAACATCGTCAAACTGACATTTCCAGTCAAGGTGCTGACGCTCGGCCCAGCCAACCTCGATGCTCAGCGATCCCTGCTCAACATTTGCGCCATGCTGCTAGCCAAAAACGTGGCCGTCACCGGGGGGCGCCCAACCGTTATTGACATTGGCGGCTCAATCCTGCCTGCCTACGATCTCACCGTCACCATGCAAGCCCAGACAAGCTAGGAGCGATCATGTACGTCATTGTCAGCCCACGCCTTGGTACACCAGGCGACAAGTTCAAGCCAGTAGAAGGCACCAACATTGACGCCCTGTTGTCGGCGGGCCTCATATCCACCGACAAACCAAAAAAGTCGTCTAAAGTCAAAGCAGAACCAGTCGAGGAGTAACCCAACATGGCAACCAGCGTCTACCTGTCCAACCCGGCAATCGAAATCAACAACGTCGATCTGTCCGACCAATGCACCGCCGCAACCGTCACCTACACCGTTGAGGCGCTGGAAAACACCGCGTTTGGCTCCACGGCCCGCACCTACACGTCAGGCCTCGCCAACAACAGCATCACCGTCACGCTGTACCAGTCGTACGCATCCAACGAAACCGAAGCGTCGATCTACGCGCTCGTCGGCACGACGACCACGTTGGAGCTGTCGCCTACGGCCGCAGGTTTGACCACCCCAACGGCTGCGTCGCCAAAGTACACGCTGACCGGGGCTTATCTTGAGAGTCACACCCCGATCAACGCATCGTTGGGAGAGCTCAGCACTATTGACCTCACCTTTACGGGTGGCACACTCACAAAGGCCACCAGCTAATCATGTTCTCGCCAGCCCGATCGGGCGGCGCTGAAAACAAACCAAGCAAGCCCGCGCTGGCGGAGCCTTGCCCGACGAAAGGTAACTAATGCGCGTCAAACTCAAAGTCGACCTCAAAGACGGGCGCGAACCACGCACAATGGTCACAAATATGTTGGCCATAGTTGAATGGGAAAAAACCGAAAACCGCCGATCCGCAGACGGCAAAGGCATCGGTTTCGTCGATATGTGCTGCTGGGCATACATCCTGTGCAAGCTCGCTGGCGACAAAGTACCCGGGACGTGGCGTGAATGGGTCGCTGAACACCCCGACATGGAAATCACGCCTATCGAAGAAACCACCGACGAAACCCCTACCATCGCGGCACCTGGCGACGCTCCCTCGCTGAGGTCTTAGTTATGACGGGCTATTGGCCGCCGCAAGTGGAGTTTGACACTCGAGACATGACCACCGTGTTCCACGTTCTTGAGTTGCAACAGCAACAGGCAAAGCGCGGGCGCTAATGGCAACCGTTGAAGTAATCGGCGTCAAGCAAATGTTGCAAGACCTTAGGCAAATTGACCCTGAGGCCCGCAAACAATTCGCCAAGGACGCCAAACAGATCGCCAGCCCGATGGTGCTTGAGGCACAAAGCCGTTACCCAGCACAAGCCTTGTCGGGTATGCGGTATCGGTGGACGCAAAATGGGCGTCAACTGTTGCCGTGGGATCAGCGTAAAGCTCGACGCGGCGTACAGGTCAAAGTGGATGCCGGACGCAAGAAAGACGGCGTTGTAACGATCATTCAGAAAGACCCGGCAGCCGCTATTTATGACATTGCGGGCCGCGGCAACTCAAACCGCCTGGGTGACGCGCTCACCGCGTTTGCTGGCAATCCATCGCGCGTCATGTGGCCGTCAGCCGAGGCGCACATTACCGACGTGCAGAATGAAATGACTAAAGCGCTTGAACAGGTTGCTACCGAGATAAATCGTAGAATTGCAACCATATGAGCATTCGCATACCCATCATCAGCGAATTTGACGACAAGGGTATTCAGCGCGCACAAAAAGAATTCAACAGCCTTGAAACAACCTCGGAAAAAGTCGGCTATGGCATGGAAAAGGCGTTTTTGCCTGCCGTGGCTGTGGTTGGCGCATTGGCAACCGGGCTTGGCACCGCCGCTATGGCAGCCGCCGAAGATGAAGCTGCACAAGAAGCATTGGCAAACCAGTTACGCAACTCAACAGGCGCATCACAAGAACAAATCGCTGCCGTTGAGGACGCCATCAGCGTCATGTCACGCCAAGCGGCTGTAGCCGACGATCAACTACGCCCAGCATTTGAGGCATTGGTTCGAGGCACAAAAGACATAAACGAAGCCCAAGACCTGATGGGCCTTGTGCTTGATATCAGTCGCGCAAAACAACTTGACACCACCACCGTCGCTGACGCGCTTGCCAAGGCTTACGAAGGCAACTTCAAGGCAATCAAACAGCTGACGCCCGAAATGTCGGCGCTAATTACCGAAGGCGCAGATCTCGAGACAATTATCAACGTGCTGGGCGGCACGTTTGGTGGCGCAAACGACGCATTTACCAACACCGCACAAGGCGGCATGGAAAAAATGAAGATTGCGTTTGCCGAAATGCAAGAAAGCATTGGCGCTGCCGTTTTGCCATTACTTGAAGAAATTGTGCCAATGGTGACAGCCCTTGCCGATGCTGTCGAACGCAACAGCGACAAAGTCATTATTGCGGCCGGCGTACTTGGCACCCTTGCCGCAGCCGTCATCGCATACAAAACAGCTGTACAAATCGCCACCACAATTCAAACCATCTTCAACATCACCCTTGCTGCAAACCCGATCGGTTTGGTAGTAGCCGCACTCGTCGTATTGGGCACCGGGCTAGTCATCGCATACAAGAAATTTGAGACGTTTAGAGCTGTCGTCGACGTCGTATTTGGGGCTGTCAAAAAAGGCGTACAAATCATGGTTGATTACGTCGTAAACTACGTCAGCGCCCTTGTAACCGTATTCAAGACCGTGTTCAACACGATCGCCGACCTGTGGAACGCAACCCTCGGCGGCCTGTCATTTGAGATCCCCGACTGGGTGCCAGGCATCGGCGGCAAAGGCTTTACTATTCCTGAAATGGGCAAGATCGGCGGGGGCGGCTCCACAGGCTCTATAGCGCCCGTAGGCGGCGACAAAAACCTAGGGGTGCCCATTCCCTCGTCTACGGGGTCTGCGGTCGTTATAGCGGCTCCTAGCGTGGCTGGCGGGGGCGGTAGCGGCGGTGGCGCATCCGTACGAAAAATCATGGAAGCCCCAAATATGCTTGGGGCAGGCATTGCCAGTAACCCATTCACGTCGAGCGCCCGCAACGCCATGCTGGAAAACATCACCGTCAACGTCAACGGCGGATTGGCGACCAGCGCCGAGATCGGGCAGGCCGTAGTTGACTCAATCCGCGCATATAACCGTTCAGCTGGCCCGGCGCGCATTGAGGTCAGCGGGTACGTCTGATGCCCGGCACAGCAATCGTTCAATCAGGCAACTATCTGCTTGAAATTGACGCAGGTTTTACGGTTGATGCTTTTACGCTTGACGACACAACTAAAGGCGTTTTGGATAATACGACGTATGTGTTAGACGGCAGCACTCAGTTCGCTGACGTCACCGACGGCACCCTGAACATTGCGGTGCGTCGAGGTCGTAAAGATCAGGGCGATCAATTCAGCGCAGGCACAATGACGTTCACGCTCAATGACACGCTTGCTGACGGCATTTTCAACCCGTTTGACACGTCAAGCCCGTACTATGACGCCAACGCAAACGTGCCTGGTTTGGCACCTATGCGCCGTGTACGCCTCGGCCGATACAACTCAAGCAACGTGCTTGAATACTTGTTCAAAGGCTATGTCGTCAACTATGACTACAACTTTGCGCTAGGCGGTTTGAACACGGTCAGCGTCTATTGCGCCGACGACTTTTACTTGCTTGCACAGACCTACATGGACACTTACAACGTGTCGACTGAAACATCAGGTCAACGCATAGAAAGCGTGTTGAACCTGCCCGAAGTCGACTACCCGACCGGGCCAACCGCCCGCAACATCTCCACAGGCACCGTCAACCTCGGGCACGACAGCACCTACACCGTGCCTGCTGGCACAAACGTGTTGGCTTATCTGAACCAAATCAACGGCACCGCCGAATTCGGCCGTCTATTTGTTTCGCGTGACGGGGTGCTGACATTTCAAGACCGCATCGGTGCCACACTCAGCGGATCAGTCGCCGACTTCAAAGACAACGGCACAGGCGTCAAGTATGACAACGTAGGTATCACATTTGAGGCTGACAGCGTGGTGAACCGCGCCTATGTCCAAAACCTTGGCGGGTCAAACGCCACCGCAAGCGACACCGCCTCAATCGCCACCTACTTCATCCAAACCGAAAGCATCACCAACAGCCTGCTAGAGACCAGCGGATCGCAGCTGTCGGACGCCGCCACCTACCTGCTCAACGGCGAACCCGAAGCCAGGTACACCGACGTCGCCACCAAATTCGCCATGCTGACCACCGCCCAACGCGACACCGTAGCCACCATCGACATTGGCGACACAATCACCATTGAAAAAACGTTTACGACAGGCACCGGAACAACCAGCCTCGGCCAAGAACTATCGGTCGAAGGCATCGAGCATATGATCGACTTCAACACGGGGCATCGCGTCAACCTGTACACCGCCGCCACGACAATCGTTTATCAGTTCATATTGGATGACGCCACCTATGGCGTACTCGACGCCCTGAATGTCTTAGGATAGGAGAACCTATGGGAGCCAACGCAGTAACCACCGTTTACGATTTCACCGCCGGACAGGTACTAACCGCCGCACAAATGGACAACGTCAACTGCGGCATCCCGGTATTTGCCACCACCGTGACCCGTGACGCAGCGTTCGGCGGCACAGGCGAAAAGACGCTCGCCGAAGGCCAAATGGCGTACATCGAAACAGGCGACCTCATGCAGTACTACAACGGGTCAGCCTGGATACCGATTGGCAACACGATCCAACAGGTTCAATACTACGAATCGTCAACCCAAGTGCAATTTACTAGCACCACCTATGTTGATATTACGGGGTACTCGATTACGATCACCCCGCGCAGCACATCGAGCTTGATCCGCATTGACATTGCGTTGAATACGCGGCCACAGACCGCCAACACAACCTGCAAATTTCAGGTGTTGCGAACCTCAACATCAACAATGATTTTGCAGTCAATGGCGCCTGGTGGCGCTGACTATTTCCAACAGATTGCCGGCACATGGATTGACAACCCAGCAACGACTAGCGCCGTCACTTACAAAATTCAAGGTAACACCGCGAGCGGTACACAAACCATCAACTCGGGTGGAGCAGCCACATCATCATTCGTTCTCACGGAGTATCTGCCATGAACGTCGGATTAGTACTGACCTACTTACAACCAGCAGCCCAATGGCAGCTGGCGGGCGAACCAACGAACGCCGCCGAATATGACGCGGCGCTCAGCTGGTATTCAGACACCGTTGCCCCAACCTGGGCTGAGGTGACCGCAGCCTGGCCACAGGCCGACTACGCAAGCCAATGCGCGGTCGTCGAAGTTGCCCGGCTCACCGCTTACGAACAGCAGTCCGACCCGCTCTATTTCAAATGGCAGCGCGGTGACGCAACCGAAGCAGAGTGGCGCGCCGCCGTCGCCAAAGTCAAAGTCGACAACCCATACCCGCCAGCGCCGTGACAAAATGGATACTTCGATTGTGGTGGCTGTCATCGCTGGCACTTTCTCTGTACTCGTTGCGATCATTCATCGGTTCCAAAAAGAAAACCATAAAGATCACGGACGGGTACACGAAGCGCTGGGCCGAATAGAACAAAAAATCGACCATCACACGGAGAACCACAAATGAGCAAACAAACCAAAGCAATGCTCGCTAGTTACGCTCGATCCGTCATCGCAGCAGTCGTCGCCGTCGTAGCTACCGGCAACACCGATCCGCAAGACCTCGCCAAAGCAGCCGCCGCAGCTCTCCTGCCCGTCATCATGCGATGGGCTAACCCCAACGATCCGGCATACGGTCGTGGCAATAGCCAAAGCTAAACCAGGCGTACCAGGCGCCACCGACTACATCGGAAACGCCGACGGAGCCGCCAAAGGCCCACGCGCGGGCATGGACGAATGGATCAGGCAAGCCGTCAAATACGCCAACGGATCGCTATGGAACAACGGCTCGTACGGGCAACGTGACATGAAAGGCAAACCCGGCACCCTGTCAGTACACGCCACAGGCCGCGCCGTCGACCTGTCCTACCGTGATATGCCCGACGACCGCGGCAAACCAAACGGCAGACAACTCAGCAAAGTATTCATCGAAGCTTGCGTAGCCAACGCAAACGAACTCGGCGTACAAATGGTCATCGACTACTGGCCCCAGCCATTTGGTCGAGCATGGCGTTGCGACCGCATGGCCTGGCAGGTCTACCAAAAGCAAACCGTGTCCGGGGCGCCTGGTGGCGACTGGTGGCACGTTGAAATCACCCCGAAAATGGCAGACAACGCAAACCTTGTAAAAGCCGCATTTCTCAAGGTGTTTGAGGGTATTCCCGCATAGGCCCGTCCGATCCCCTAGGGTGGGATCACCGACGAAAGGAACCTAGCCATGACATTGAACCCATTAGCCGCATTAGCCACCCTAGTTACAGCAGTCCTAGGGCTTACAACGCTCCTAGAGGCTCCTAGACCCCTCTCAGGGCAACCTAGCGCCACGACCACACCCGCATCATGGGACGAATACCCCACCACAACGGTCGGGCAGACCACCGTCAACGAGACCAGCTTGCCCACCACGATCGCCACCTGCGACGATGCCGTGAACTTAGCCCGCCAGGTCGGCTGGCCCGAAGATCAGCTTGACACCCTCGCCGTCGTCATGTTGCGCGAAAGCCGATGCACACCAACCGCCCACAACATTGACGACCCGCTCGGCGGCTCCTACGGGCTAACCCAAATCAACGGCTTCTGGTGTGTACCAAATGCGTCATGGCCGATGGGCTGGCTACAAGTGCAGGGCGTCGGCGTCACCGACTGCTCAGAACTGTTTATCCCTGAAGCCAACTTGCGGGCCGCGCTTGCCATTTACAACAATTCCGGGTGGGGCCCTTGGGCTGCCACAGCCCCGTGACACACCTGTGATAGAACATCCTTACATCGATCCCGACGACACACTTAGCAAGGAGACCCGACAAATGATGGCCGACAACTTTCAGCCGACCTCAGCATCAGCAAAACAATTAGAAGCGCTCAACCAACTGGTCGACGCAATCTTCAACCCGTACAGCGACGTTATTCGACGCCTACGCACCATCCGCAACGCGATGAGCCTGTGCGACCCGGAACCGTTGTACGACATTGAGACGATCGACAAAGCGATCGCCGCGTTGGAGAAAGCGCGATGAACTGCACCATCTGCAAAGGCGTCATCGCATGGCCCGACATTCAAGGCAAAACACATTTCGTCTGTGACGGTCGAGTACCAACCGCGAAACCTGTCACGCCATACGGGCAAGCAATGCAGATCAGCCAGGCGGTCGCCGATGCCAAATGGACACCCGCACAACAACGCCAAGTTGACGCCGCAATCGACGCCTGTGCGCGCGAGATCGGATACTTCACCGCTGACGACGTGTGGGCCAAACTTGGCCAACACTTTCCCGTCACCAAAGGGCTTGCTGGTCGGCTCAATGCAGCTGTGCGACGCCGCACCATCGTGAACACCGGCGCCGTACGCCACGCCAATCGTGGCGGCCAGCATGATCACGCACAACGCCTCACCGTGTGGGCAGCCGCATGACAATCAAATATCAAAGCAAATTCGTGATTTTCTTCGGATCATGTGCAGCGTTTTGGCGTATTTGGCGTCGTCACCGAAATTGGAAAAAGCATGGCATTTGACCTCAGCAGCTACGAAACCGTAGAAGATCGCCTGGCCCGCTTTTGGGTTGACCACCCGACCGGACGCATCGAAACCGCGATGATGGCCTACGACGGCGACAGCTGCATCTTCCGCGCCGAAATCTACTTTGACGCCAGCCAGGCGACACCCACCGCGACTGGCTACGCCGAAGAAATCAAAGGCTCAAGCCCAGTCAACAGAACATCATTTGTCGAGAACTGTGAAACGTCTGCGATCGGTCGTGCGCTCGCTAACTGCGACTACGCGACGCACGGCAAAAGGCCATCCCGTCAGGAGATGGCGAAGGTGCAGCGGGCGGGGGCGGGCAACCTTGCGCCCGGATCGGATGCCCCGCCCGTTGCGCCGGAATACATCACCACCGTCGGCGGCACAAAAGCTGCTACACCCAAGCAGGTCGGCTACATGAAGGCGCTCGCCAAGAAACTGTCGCTTGACGAGGAAGGCCTGTTCAATTATGTGCAACAAGTGCTGGCTAGTGATGCAGCTGTGCCCGAAGCCCTAACGATCGCCGAAGCCAACCGCGTCATCGACGCCCTGAAGAAAGACACCGAATGAACCTTGACAACGCCGAAAAACTCATTGAACTCATTGCCAAAGTCTCCGCGCTTGACATTGAGAAAGCGCACAAGGATGAGATCCTGAAGTATTTGCGGTGGGCGTTACGCAAAGCCGTCAAGTCCTATTGGTACAGCACAGAGATAACTGTCGACTAGATCGACCATAGACCTAAACCGATCGCACGGTGGATGGATGACACCCGGTAACGGGGGTAGATTGACGCGCCCTAAAACAGCAACACGAAGGTGGCGGGGCAAAGCGTCAAGGCGATACGTTCAGCAAGTAGCAAGTGGGACGCGGGTAGAGGCAAGCCGCGGGGTGGGCATTACACCTTTCTGCCCTTACACAGATCACTAAGGTTGAAAACAAACATGAACCACAAACCTGAACCCGACACAACGCTCGACCATGCACCCTGGTCAGCAAGCCCCCCTCAGGGGGGCGCAGCTGGATGGGGGGAGCCACGATGAACCGCAAAGAATACCGATCACCTGGCTACCAACAAGCCCGCAAAGCCCTACTCGCAGACAACCCAATCTGCCATTGGTGCCGACGCCGACCCGCAACCGAAGCCGACCACCTTGTCGAAGTAGACCGCGAAGGCACACACGCAGATGGGCTCGTTCCGTCATGCAAGCCTTGCAATGCTGCACGTGGCGCAACACATCGCAACAAAAAACTTGCCGCGGCAAAACTCAATCGCGAAAAAGCCTTGAATGATTTTTTGCACGAAACGCAACTCAC